GGATCATCCCTAAGTACAGTTATAGTACCTTGTGCCCAGGGGGGTGCTAATGCTGCAAATTGGGTATTTGAAGAAGGTGACCAATTAGGTTTTTCTTTAGTTAAAAATATAACAGGGACAACAACAGATTTAGTAATGACAGTAGTTTATGAATATACAATAAGTTAATATTATGGCATTAGGAAACAGAAAAATACCAGAAGTTTTTAATAAAAAAACAGGAGGAAGTAAAGACGCGCGATCTATTACAAACACAAAAGAGCTTGAAATAAAAGCTGAATATGATGCAGGTGTTCATATTGCGGATGAAGGTATGTTTAATACTATATCACCTGCGTTATACGCTATTCAAAAATTAAGCGAAGATATAGACGAGCTTAGAAGATATATAACCGCAGAGATTGGTGATGGAGCTCAGGGTCCTGCGGGAGCAAAAGGAAATACAGGTGCTACAGGTGCAACTGGAGCTGCAGGCGCAACTGGAGCAAGAGGACCAGCTGGTGCTGACGGCGCTGATGGTGCAGATGGAGCTGATGGTGCTGATGGCGCAGACGGCGCTGCTGGAACAACAGACGCTTCACAACTTGACGCTAGCACACTACCTAGAAGTAGACCTAGTGCAAAAAACAAGCTTTGGAATAATAGAGGTGTAGTTAACGTATCATAGTAAAATAATTTGCGGTTTTTACTATTCGCATATATGTATATCCGAAATTAATTTAAAATAAAAGTTATGGCAGTTAAAGAAAATCCAATCCCATCACCACAAGATATTAAAAGTGGACCACAAAAATTTACAGAAGAAGAATTAAAAGAACTTATAACAATAAGAGATCAATTTTCCCAACATACAGCTCAAATGGGTCAATTATATGTTAATAAAATTAAACTAGAAGAAGCTGAAGAAACACTTAAAAATGAATTAAAAACGCTAGAAGTTAAAGAATCTTCTATAGCAAAATCTTTATCAGATAAATATGGTAAAGGTAGTATAGATTTAGCTTCAGGTACTTTCACACCAGCAGAGTAATTTTTAAAAAATTATCCAATATTTATAAGCGGTCAGGTAGTTAAACTTGATCGCTTTCTTTGGTTGGGTTTGCGATTTTTTTTCATATTTATATGGGACCAACCAAGGATATAACATAATAAATAATATATAAGATGGCAGAACAAATAATTTCACCGGGTGTTTTTACAAGAGAAAACGACCTTTCATTCTTACCCCAAGGAGTAGGCGCAATAGGCGCGGCAATCATAGGACCTACAGTACAAGGTCCCGCTTTTGTACCAACAGTGGTAAGAAGTTTTCAAGAATTCGAAACTAAATTTGGATCTTTAAATTCAGAAACTTTTGTACCTCAAACAGTTAAAGAATATATAAGCCAAGCAGGCTCAGTCACAGTAACAAGAGTACTAGGTGGTGGTGGATATACTTTTTCAACAGGGGCTACTGAACCTATAGCTGTATTAGCAGGATCAGGAGTAACTACAACAGCTGCACCAGCATCTGGATCTATGGTTATAGCTTCAGGATTTGGTACTAACGCAGGTGATGAAGTTCAAATTACCGTAGGAAGCACAGAATTTAGATTCGTAGCATCAAGTGCACCATCATCAGAAGATGTAGCTTCTGCAAACTTATATTTCTTTACAACAGGTTCTGATGCAACTACTTTCTTAAACAATATTGCAGCAGAAATAGATGCTGCTGGTATAGGAGTAGATGCTAATAATGCATCCAATACAAACTTAGAAATAACATCCTCAAATTCAGGTGTTTCAGGTAATTCAATTACTGTAGAAACAGGTTCAGGTGGTACAATCAGTACAGATACTTTACAATTAGGTGGTGGTTTAGACACTTCAATAGGTGGAGGTGTTCTTTTAGGTATAATTTATCCTTCTAAAGCTGTAGGAACTCCTACCCTAAATGAATCAATTATAACTAGTAACCATATTATTAGTTCAAGTTTTGCGATTACTTTAAGTGGTTCAGGAATTACAACAACTGATTTATCAGCCTCACTTAACCCAACAAATAATGACTATTTATTTAATCAATTAGGTGATTCACCTAATAATAGTAAAAATAGCTCAGTAACGTACGCAGGAACCCCATCAGGATATACTTATGTAAACTTTAAACAATTACAATCAAGTATATTAGCAACAGATAATCTATCTGGATATGCATCAGGAATAGGTTCAGGTTCAATAGTACAATTAGCTAAAATGAGTGCTACAGATGCAGTATTTAATGGATCTGAAGTAGGTGCTACAGAAGGATATTCATTTGCTTCTACACCATTTATTCAATCGCAAATTGCTTTAGGACAAAAAGATTTATTTAGATTCCACACTATATCGCACGGTACTGAATTAAATAGAAAATATAAAATATCAATCGCTAATTTAAGAGAACCATCTGATATAGACGGTGAAGAACAATATTCAACTTTCTCTGTATTAGTTAGAGATTATGATAGTAATGATAACAGTTCTCCATTAGAAGTATTTAATGGAGTGAATTTAGATCCAACTTCACCACAATATATTTCAAGAATAATTGGAGATAGATACCCACAATATAATGAAACTTTAGATAAAGTAGAATTACTTGGAAATTATCCAAATCTTTCAAATTACATTAGAGTAGAAGTAAAAGATGTTGTAGCTTCAAAAGCTTTATCACCTAAAATTTCACCAAAGGGATTTGCAACAATATATAATCCATTTAAAACTGCTTCTTTAAGTATAGCTTGTAATATACCTTCAGCTTCTTATGAAGGAGTACAACAATTAGGAACAGATGGAACCTATAATGCAAGTGGATATTTAGGATGGAAATCAAATGAAAAATCATCTGATAATTATAACTTTATAAAACCATTACCTTCTTCACCCGAATCAAATGTAGCAGGTGCGTTTAGTGTTGAAAATTATTCAGGTCATCCAAGTTCTTCATTATGGTTAGGTTCATTAAGTGCCTCAATAGATTCAACAGGAGCAACTGGTCCAACAAACAACCAGATTAAATTTACAGTTCCTTTCCAAGGAGGTACAGATGGTATAGCACCATGGACTCCAATATTTGTAGGAAACGAAAGTTCATTAGCAGGTAATTATCAAAATGGAACTAATTTATATGGATTTGATTTAAGTTCAACAAGTGCTGCTGGTTTTAAAGCATATAATAAAGCACTTAAAATACTTTCAAACCAAGATGAATATGATATTAATATGTTAGCTATGCCTGGTGTTATTAAAGAATACCACCCATTAGTTACTTCAGCTGGTATTGATTTAGCTGAAAAAAGAGGCGATACATTCTTTGTAATGGATTTAGCTAATAAAGACGCTTCAGTAAATCAAGCAGTTGCTCAAGCAAGTGGTTTAAACACCAACTATGCCGCAGTTTACTACCCATGGGTTAAAGTATTGGATAGCTCAACAAATGTACCAGTAATGGTTCCACCATCAGTAATAGTACCAGGAGCAATAGCTGCTTCGGATAATATAGGAGCTGAATGGTTTGCACCAGCAGGTTTAAATAGAGGTGTATTAGGAAATGTGCTAGAAGCTAAAATTAGACTAAACCAAGCTGAAAGAGACGTATTATATGATGCTAAAATCAACCCAATTGCAACATTCCCACAAACAGGAGTTTGTATTTGGGGTCAGAAAACGCTGCAAGAAAGATCAACAGCATTAGATAGAATTAATGTTCGTAGATTATTAATCAGAATTAAGAAATTTGTTGCAAGTTCATCTAAATTCTTAGTATTTGAGCAAAATACAGCCAGAACTAGAACAAGATTCTTAAATATTGTTAATCCATACCTAGAATCAATTCAGTCACAACAAGGATTATTTGCTTTTAGAGTACAAATGGATGGTAGTAACAATACACCAGATGTAATTGATAGAAATCAATTAGTAGGTGCGATTTACTTACAACCAACTAAAACAGCTGAATTTATAGTACTTGACTTTAATGTTCTTCCAACAGGAGCAACATTTGATTCATAAAAGGGAAAAGAACTTATATTTATAATAGAACAATAAAATAAATAAAAAATGGCAATATTACAAACAAACGAAATGATGTTCACAGCATTTGAACCTAAGTTACAAAATAGGTTTCTAATGGAAATTGAGGGCATTCCAGCATATCTTATTAAAAAAATCGATAGACCAAGTATTTCTTTTGGAGAAGTAGTTCTTGATCACATTAATGTGAAAAGAAAAATCAAAGGAAAAGCCAACTGGGATAATGTTTCAGCTGAACTTTATGATCCAGTAACACCTTCAGGTGCTCAAGCGGTAATGGAGTGGGTTCGTTTGTCACACGAGTCAGTTACAGGTAGAGATGGTTATTCTGATTTCTATAAAAAAGATATCACT